GCGCCCAGTCGTTTTCTTCATCACCATACATACACTGGTCAAGAGTTCTCAACAATCCTCTATCTGCTGGTATCAAACTGGCGATATACTGTGCGACGTCAACATCAATTCCAAGACCACGTGCCGCAGTTAAGATTGCACTTTTACTTTTTTCTGTTCTAAAAGTTGCGACATTTGCTACTCGATCATCGCCGTAATACTCACGGAACTTCGAGAGAACTTGTGCGCGCCGGCCGCCTTCTATATCAAAGTCTATATCCAAGACACTGACTCGGTCAGGATTCAGGAAGCGCCATGGAAAAGTTCTTGTTTTTTCTCTTAATGGGTTGATTTGAGTTATGCCCAAAACATATAGTAAGATAAAACCAACACCCGAACCGCGACCAGGTCCAACTACTGAACCGGCTTCCCAACATAAGTCAATTATCTTTTGAAGATTTAAGTAGTATGCACTCCATCTAGCTTTATTAACTTCAGATGAAACCCAAGTCATCTCTAAGTTTGAGTTAATCTCATCATAGGCTTGCTGGTTATGTAAATCTGGATGAGCTAAAATACCATCAATAATTGCATTAACTAAATAATTATCACTTTTATAGGGAGAATTGAGGAAAAGACTTAATGCTGGCATAAATCTAAACCAATCTTCAACATATATCTTATATATATTAGTCTTAGTTGAGCACCATTTAAGTTCCGGAATCTTCAGTGGCTTCAGCAAACTAAAATCTTCACATTTATTTGCAATATCTTCGATTGACTTATACGCAGCACGAATGATATCTATATCATCAAAACTTTCTTTCATATATGATTCAAGTTCCTCTGTTCCCATCATATATGTTGTAGCATAAAAGTCATCAACTTCTCGATCGCCATTCTGCGCGTTCAAATACGCCTTATGTATAACTCTATCTTCTTTCTTTAAATAATGAGAGTCAGTCGTAATAATATAATTTAATCCATGATAATTTGCGAACTTAAAAAGTTCACGATTAACCTTAATTTGATCTTTATTATGACTTGGTTGCATTTCTAAATAGAAATTATCTTTCCCAAAAATCAAAATCATTTGATTAATCCATTTATCAAGTTTATCCCTATCTGTTCCTCTTAAAATCTGTGTTGGGAGCGCGCCACCTAAACAAGCTGTACTTCCAATCACATGACCTGGGTTTGTGCCAATTATATCCCACAAATCTTGATAATATGTTGGAACTCGCCTCATGCCTCGCGCCATATAAGACCGGCGCCATGCACGAGTCGAAATCTCCATTATCTGTTTTGCACCGATCAAATCTTTCGCTAATAAGATAAAGTGATAGTATCTATCAACTCCACTGACGAAGTTATCACTATTTAATCCATTCCTTACAAGATAAATCTCATTACCTCTAATTACCTTAAGATTCGGATGCTTCTTTGCTTCTTTTTCAATCTTAATCCAAGATGAAACAGATTCATGATCTGTAAACCCAATTACAGTATGTCCAAGTTCTTCGGCTCGCGCCATCAAATCCGGAATCTTATTGATGGAATCCCGGAGACGAAGATTCGAGTATTCAGTATGGTTATGGAGGGAACCATTATAACCCATATTCTCACCTCTTTCATACTATTATTATACCATAAATTTAATTAAAAATCAAGTTTATTATCCTCTTTTATATCAAAATCTTCAATAAATATTTGCGGAGTAGTGCGACCGCCCCATGTATTAACATTAGCTTTGCCTACTATTTCTATTTTGAGGTCATTGGGTAATTGCTGTAAATCTTCAATAAAGTCTTTCGCAAAGAACTTCATATATGCCACTCCATTCTTTACTATTTTGATTGTGTCTTGATTTTTACCCATAATCTGAATATCTGATTTCTTAAAGTGGAAGTCCTTTACATAAATCAAAGGTTCATTATTCTGTTGACTCCACACAGCTTTATAATTACTCAAATCATAAATCAAATCTGGTAAGTCTTTCGACAGAGCCTGGCGCTCAAAATTTACTTCATAAACATTTTCGCCGAAATTATACTGCGCGAAATCATTATTCGCTTTACTCAAAAGAGAATCCACATTCGTGTATGGAATTGAGATGCCGGCCGCGTTATCATGTCCTTGAACATACTCGCACAATCCAGTAGAATCAAGATATGCTTTGAAAGAAGTCAACTCACAATTGGAAAGACCACGAATCGATCCTCTCACAAAATCCTCACTATTGCGCCGGGCGATAATGGTTGGGCGCTTATACTTTTGACTTAACTGCATAGCAATCAAGCCGTTCAACTCATTTGGAAATACATCATCCTCATCGAGAATCACAAACAAAATCTTGTTCTCCAGTAAATCATACTTGAAGATTTTTTGTTCTAATCCAAACACAGTATCATCTTTGATTTTGTTTTGATGCGCCCGTGCATTTACACACTCGCGCGCCGACTCTTCCGCCACGGGTACAAGAGTTCCTTTTGCGCCGCGCTTATTACTTGAGACAAGTTCCTTTCCTTTTACAAAAGCCAAAAACATTCTTGACTTTTCTTCCATCGTTCCCATACGAACCATTGCATTGATAAGAGGAACAATATAGAAAGCAACAGAGGTTGGATTTAATGCATCAACTATTGTTTGATCGGTAGGTGACATCTGGCCAGTAATAGAATATGACTGACGGTCAGCGAGCGCCCAGAAAAAAGGATTTTTGATATTACTAAAGCCGCGATGCCAGATATACTGATTCTCTATTTCCAGGCCACTCATCATATCGCCGCAAACACCAAGAGCCGCTAAGTCCCAGAACTTATCTGAGAAATTATAGAGATAAGTCGCATCATAGGCACGGCAGAACTGAAGTGCAATGCCAGCGCCGGATAGATTTTTATTACGGTAATTAGGTGAGCTTTGATTGTTGACAACAATCATATTGTCACTTTGTTTATCTGGCTCGACAATATGGTGATCCAGTACCAATACTGGACAATCTAATTCTACAGCGTACTCACCATCATTACTTCCTGCGTCGGGCACAATAACCAGGTCAAATCTCTCATCGCGGATTGCTTCCCAGTGTTCTTCTAATCCATGCGCTTTACTTTCATGTATAAAAGTATGAATGTCATAACCGGGGCGCGCAAGTTCAATATATTGAACCAGTATGGCGGCCGAGGTAAAACCATCACAGTCACAGTCTACTATCAATGCTATTTTTGCATTAGGTTTAAGTGTAGCCACAATAGCTACTGCTTCATCTATATTCTCAAGGTCTTCCCAACTTTGGATACAAGTATCATCGGGGTTGAGGAACTTTTTTGGATCGATAATACCTCGCGCGAGAAGTAGGTTCATTCCATAATTCGAGGTAATGGGGTCATTTATTTGCTTTACTTTCATTTTACTTTTACTCTTCCTTTTAATAATTTTTGAAACACTTCTTCACCATTATCACTTGGCGAATCTTTTAAATCTCCCAATCCCGTATCATAAATGAAACTCATATTACAGTAATTACTATATCTACTGCATATCTCATACAACTTGTCAAAGTACTTGGATTCCCTTGGGAGTTCTTCTCGGTCATAACAAATCACAATTTCTCTTGGCGCGCAATATCTCATAAGCAAGTCTACTTGATACTTATTAAAGTTACTGCCACAAGATGCGACGGCGCAATTCGGAATTGAGAAACTTTCAAATTGAAGCACTGATTTTTCACTTTCAAATACAAAAGCAATACCAGTTTTCTTTATATTTTGATAGTTCATATTCAATCCATACAAATTCAAACTCAATGGATGACTATACCATTTACCTTCAATCTGCACAGGCATATACTTACCTAAATTCTCTACTTCCCATTGATTCAGCGCACGACCACGAATTCCTACTAATCTATTATGTATGTCATAATGAGGAATTATAATTTTGTTTTGTGATATAGAATATAAAATGTTATACTTATCCATCGCTTCGCGCGAGATGTGATCCGTTAACCATTCACTTGGATAGAACTTGGTAAACACATCTAACACGCCTTCCGGAAAAGCTGGCAGCTCTTTTCTTACTTTTTGCGCCGCATAGTCCTCTCTACAACTTTTATAAGCTGGCGCGCCACTTCTCACGACATCTGAAGTAGAACAATTCACTATAACCTGTAAAATATCATTATACCAGTCATAATCAATCTGCCTTACTTCATAATATCTTTTCAAAAACTTAAAAATACTCATTGTACCACATTCACTATAGCATACAAATAAATGAGTATTCTTGTAATAATAAAGTTTATGAGATGCTTCATCTGGATTATCGTGATGACAAATCGTGTTCATTACAAAGTAATCATCTTTTTCAATGACGTCGGCGCCGAGTTCAGTTAACAACTGTTTTACTGCATCATCTTTTAAGTTCTCAATAATCTCTTCATAGTTTATCATTATTAAGCTCCTTTAATCGTTTCTGCAACTGAACTGTCTTTTCGTCATCCCAAGTCACTATATACTGATACGAATTACCAATATCTAATACTTCAAGTCTACTATTTGTTACAAACAAATCTTTCTTTCTTAAATTTCCAAGATTTACATCGCTCCAAATACGAACTTGATTCCATTGACCACTTCTAACTTTATATATATCCGTTACGATATTCGGCACTTCTAATAATGCCCCATCTTTATTAAAGAAATCTAATTCTTCTCTTGTAGGGCGCGCCATGATCGCACCAACGTCAGCCTTATTTATAATTGATCTACTGCCTGCGATACTTCCTTCATTTCTTATATTTACATTATTATCTGCATTCGCATTAACCTGAGTTGATGACATCATAAACACGTTCAACTCTACTGCTAAATCTTTTAGCGCCGTCGAGAACATCAACAAAATCTCATCATTTCTCAAATTAAACCCTTTAAACTCATTCAACAATGAAGGACAAATAAAAATGTAGTCATAAAAAACACACTCAATATCGTGCATCAATACATTCTCTCTTACTATTGTTTTAACTAATTCAATTGTTGGATTTGGCATCCGAACAATATAAAAGTTTTCCTTATATTCTTCCAAAATTTCAAGGGCGCGCCTTAAAATCTTTTCTTCTTCAATAGTAAATCCGCCATACCTAAACTTGGTTTCATTAAATCCAGTCAGGTACGCTAAAATCATTCTCTGAATTTCTTTCGCATTTTGTTCTGTTGCAATAAACAAAACTTTCTGCGTATTTCCATTTAGAACCCAGCGTCGTTCATCTTCTTCATATCTGAATGGAAAGGCCAAATAGCACGCGTCTCCAACAGCTTGTCTAGTTTTACTAACTCCGCTGCTACCTGATCTGAGGACAAAGATTCCTTTTCGAGCGCCTGCGATAACCTCGTTGAAAATCTCTCCCTGGACAGGAGCACCGATGTCTGCGCCAGTATTAGCTGACTCCAAGATTTCATCTATTCCATCATAGACATTTGTGACTTCGGTGGTATCGTTTTGAACAAACTCCCTTTCTATCCCCAGAATTTTTCTTTTAATTGCTTCAAGAATATCCTCAATTTCAAGTTCCTCAAATCGTTCATTAGTTTGAATAGCTTTATCTGTTAGCGGTTCCTCAACATAGAACTCACTAATATCAATACCTTTACTTTTAAAACTTTCAAGTAAATTAAACTTCTTCAGTTTCTTATAGTAATACGCAAAGTTTCCTTCGGCCGCCAAGTAATCCGCATCTTGTAAATACTCAATACCGTGTTGCTGCTTAAAAATTATCTTTGCTGACTCATTCGTCGCCAAATAATTCTCTACATCTACCGGCTGAATCCTTTGTGCGCCATTTCTATATAAACTATCAATTGCAATAAATATGTACTTATCAAACCTATAATAAAAATCATCTGGCGTCAGGTTATACTTATCCGTTTCACTCAAAAATTGTGGATGTTTCATAAGTGAGCCAAAGATTTGTAAGTTTGTCGACTTATCAACCATTCACTCACCCCTCACAGATTATCTAAGCTCCATCTTTCTTTCTGCGCCTTTTGTTCTGCGCCTTTCTTAATTTCCTTAATCGGACGCATGGCGCGCTCACGAATCTGCTGCTCAATCGCATTCATAATTCCGCGCTTCTTTGCTTCCATATCCGTCCAAAAACCAGTTGCTTCTTTATAGACATATGGAACTATCCCAATACCGCCATTACCTTTACTCCAGTCTCCCTGTTTCAATTCATAAAAGTATTTCAACGTAAAGTAAATACCTTTATTAGTAAAGTGATGTTGGGTTATGAATTTCTTTCTTTGAGCTTCGCACATATAATAATCATACGAAACTTTTAAATCTCTTGCAAGAAAATCATAAATTAGAGCCGCCCAATCCTCATCTGTGTGAGTATCTGCTGACTTCCAATTCTGATAGCACTCCTTACAATAGAACCAATTTTTCGAAGGCATAATCCAATCTTCGCCTTCGATCTCTGTGTTGCGATCAATTAACCTGCCGCAAATCCTACATTTTACGGGATTGAAACGAGTTTTCTTCTTAGTTTCTTCCACTGACACAACACTCCTTTCATTTTACTAATTCTATTATATCACAATTTCAATTAATTTTCAAGTTTAAAAAAGGGGCAGTTTTAGCTGCCCCACATTATTGCTACATTACATCATAGCCTTCATTTCATCTACTACCATTTGAAGCAGGTCAACTTGCTCCTCCGTGAACTCGCTGAGTTTCATCGGGTGACCCATAATAACTTCGACTTTCTTAAGAATAGTCGTGCTATTTGCTTCATCAGCGGTGACAAGTTTAGTCCATAAATCCGCTGCTTTAGAGCGAACTGTAGCAAAATCTAATTTTGCCTCTACCTCGGTTGGTGCTGTATCAACCACTCTTACGCCATTTAAATCTTCCTCTTTCTGAATAGCTTCCGCTACTGCGGTCACAAGTTCATTATATCCAAAAGGAATCTTTGGCGCGAGATACTTAAATCGTGATCCCGCGAAGAGTGTGGGAGTTTCACGAGTATAGAAGTAGCGTTTGCTTTCTCCATTTTCATACTCGATTCCGATATACGCTATAATGTCAACTAAGGCATTACAGATTTCGGCGGCGCGCTTCGGAAGATCAGGACCAACGATTTCTCGTTCGTTTCCATCTCCATCCTTTTCAACACGGGTTGTGTTGTGCGCGATAAGTACAACACCATATCCCAACTGGGTTATTTTTCTCAAGCAAGTCTCAAACTCCTTTTTACAGAGCGAATAACCTGCGCCCCACGGGATTTCACTTATTTTTTGAACTCCATTTTGTACGCAAATGTGCTGTTCGCATAAATCCCACGCAATCGACACGGTATCAATAATTACTGTGGAGAATTTCTCCCGCGCCCGTGGATCCTCTAAATCCCTCAAAGCGTATTTGAAATCCGACCACTTATT